CTTGGTGGTGGAAACGAAGAAAATAGAGTTTTAGCAACTTTGGCTCCATCAAGAAAACACTCAGCAGGTACAGGTGATTTATCATCTACAACAGGTAGTGGTCATTACGCTTCAAGTTCATTTACTTTAGATGTATCAGGTTCAGATTTAACAATAAATCAGATTGTCGGCGTTAATTTATCAGGCGGTGACCCTAATTCACTTTCAGCAGACCCGCAAGATAATATAAATCACGTTTATATGTACAAGTATTTTAACCAAGGTGGTACGGTACCATCACAGGATTATACTGCGGTAACTAATGGTATATCTTCTTCAATAGTTGAATTAAACTTTGAAGATGGTGTACAATCATTTGATTCAAATGGTAACGCTGATACTTGGACAGGTAATAGTAGTTATTCTGTAGCAAGAACACCTTATATTATCTCACAAAGATTCTCAGGTGGTGCTGGAAGTAATATGTTTAGAGTTTATACTCGTGGTATGGGTAACGAAATGAATGATAAAATTCATATCGGTATCAGTAACATAAAAGCTGCAGCTTCGAATAATACTTCACCTGATTTTGCTCAGTTTGACGTTACGGTCTATTTAAAAAATGCAGATGGTAATTTCAATAGTGTAGAAAACTTTAATGGGTGTAATATAGACCCTGAAAGTGCTAACTATGTAGTTGCTATGATTGGTGATGGATTTGAAGAAACTGATTCTTTAGGTAAAATAACTAAATATGGTGATTTTGGTAACAAATCTAAATACATCAGAATAGGTGATTATAGTAGATTAGAAAGTGGTATGCAAAAGTCCGCAGCTCCTATGGGTTTTGGTAAAGTTTACAATCCTGTACCAGGTGGTGTAAATGTTCCAACTGCGTCTTTCATAACTTCTTCTGATACTGATGGCTTATTTGATGGTTCTAAGCATTATGGATTTGATTTTGGTGGCACTAATTACGTTAATAGTGCTTACTTATCTCCAATTCCATTGAATGCTGGTGTAGGTGCTAATGTAACATTTTCACTTGAAGACCAAAATGGTACAGCAGGTGGTGACCCTGGATTTGCTAATGATTCAACATTGTTATCATTAGGTTCAGGTACAAATGTACAACAGCGTAAGTTTAAAGTACCTATGCAGTGGGGATTTGATGGTGACAATCCTGCACGTAACATTTACTTTGGTAATGATATCGTAGCATCAAACACACAAGGGTTTGATTGTCAATCTTCAACATCAAGTGGTTCAGTTGCTTATAAGAGAGCATTGAATACACTTAAAGACCCTGACTTTATTGACATTAATATGTTAGTAACACCGGGTATTATACACGCTTATCATCCATCTGTTAGTAACAGAGCGATAAGTATTTCTTCACAACGTGGAGATACTTTCTACATAATGGATGGTTCTAAGTATAATGAATCTGTAAGTAATGCTGTAAGTAATATTTCATCGTTAGATAACAATTACGTTGCAACTTACTTTCCTTGGGTTCAGATACAAAATCCAGGACTAAGTGCTAATATGTGGGTTCCGCCATCAGTAGTGATGCTTGGTGTTTATTCTAACAATGATAGAATAGGCCAAGAATGGTTTGCACCTGCAGGTCTTAATCGTGGTGGTATATCTGCACTTGATGTTAAGAAAGTGTTGACTCACGTAGAGAGAGATGAATTGTATGATGGTAGAGTTAATCCGATAGCTTCTTTCCCAGGACAGGGTATTGTAGCATTTGGACAGAAGACTCTACAATCTAAACCATCTGCTCTTGACAGAGTAAATGTTCGTAGATTATTAATTAACTTGAAGAAGTTCATTGCTTCATCTTCAAGATTCTTAGTATTCGAACAAAATACTGCGGCAACAAGAAATCGTTTCTTGAACATTGTCAATCCTTATATGGAATCAGTACAACAACGTTCAGGTCTTTCGGCTTTCAGAGTAGTAATGGATGACTCCAATAATACTCCTGAAGTAGTAGATAGAAACCAATTGATTGGTCAAATCTTCATACAGCCTACAAGAACTGCTGAGTTTATTGTACTTGACTTTGTTGTCTTGCCAACAGGCGCGGCATTCCCTGAATAATAGGGGAGGTTAAAAGAACTGAGGGGCTCAATTACGAGCCCCTTTTTTCTTATAAAATAAAACTAAGAAAAAACTAAGAAAAAGAAATACATTGTTTGTGACGATTTTATCATTTCTGTATATTTATAATAGAACAATAAACTTAACAGGAGAAAACAGATGCCTGATTTGATTGGAGCTAACGAAATATTTTTTACACCTTTCGAGCCTAAAACGAAAAATCGTTTTATTATGGAAATCGAAGGTGTACCGAGTTTCTTGATTAGAGCGGCTAATAGACCATCAATAGAATTTGAAGAAATTGAATTAAATCATATCAATGTAAAAAGATATGTTAAAGGGAAAGCTTCTTGGCAGCCCTTAGATATTACTCTTTATGACCCAATCGTACCAAGTGGAGCTCAAGCAGTAATTGAGTGGATTAGACTTGGACACGAATCAGTAACAGGAAGAGACGGATACTCTGACTTCTATAAAAAGAATGTGACATTCCAATTACTTGGACCTGTTGGTGATGTTGTTGAAAAGTGGGACCTTAAGGGTGCTTACATACAATCTGCAAATTTTGGAGATTTGGATTGGTCAGTTAGTGAACCTGTAGACATAACTTGTACATTACGTTATGACTACGCAGTATTACAATTCTAATATATGAACTTTTTAAGAGAAATGCTTTCAAGTGATGCGAAGATATCGTCTAAACGATTTATAGGCTTCGCATCATTTGTTATGCTTATAGCGAGTTGGGTCGCAAATACATTTTGGCAGTTTGAAGTAAAAGATATTATACTTGAAAACTTTATGTATATAACCGTAATTGGTTTAGGCGTAACCGCAGCAGAAAAATTTGGTCGGAAATAAATAGTTTTAAATTCTTAACTTAATTAAGAGGTAATTGTTATGAGTAAATTTCCTACAGAGGTAATAGATTTACCTTCTAAAGGATTAGTGTATCCTAAAGAACATCCATTATCGAGTGGACAAGTTGAAATCAAGTATATGACGGCAAAAGAAGAAGACATTCTTACTTCGCCTAACCTTATCGAAAAAGGTATCGTATTAGATAAACTATTAGAAAGTATTATCGTTACAGAAGGAGTCAAATTAGATGATTTCATTATTGGCGATAAAAATACTTTATTAGTATCAGCACGTATACTTGGGTATGGTAAAGATTATCCTGTCAATTATAATGATGAAGAAATCAATATTGATTTGACAAGTTTAAAAGAGATTTGGATAGATAAAAAGAATCTTGTAGAACCACACAAGAATGAGTTCAAATTTACAACACCAATTTCAAAAAGTCAAATAGTTTTTTCTATATTAGATGGACATATGGAAAAACAACTTGACGACCTAAACAAAGCATATGAAAAAGCAGGTCAATCAAGAGAATTGACAAATCGATACAAATTAATTATCAAATCAGTAGATGGTAAATCTGAAAGAAAAGATATTGATGACTTTGTAGATAATCAATTTATGGCAAGAGATTCAATGGCTTTTAGAGATTATATAGCAGATGTAGCTCCTGACATAAATTTCACTACTAAAGTAAAATTAGCAGATGGAACTGAGCAGGAGGTAACGGTCCCAATGACCGTTCGATTTTTTTGGCCTAACGCCACAATATAGAGAAAACGTCTACGAACAAATATTCCAATTAGGCTATTACAGCCAAGGTTTTCATAATTTTGATGAGTTATACACTATGCCCATAGGTATGCGTAATTGGCATTACAGAAGATTAGTTAAGGCTAAAAACGAAGAAAATGAACAGGTAAAGAAAGCAAATTCTAAATATAACAGAGTAAAATAATATTTATATATAACATATAGGAGCTTGTTATGCCGTTATCAAATTTAGACCACGTACCTTACAACTTTATAGACCAAACTTTAGTCTTTGAAGACCATAGAATCTATTACGTAAGTCCTGCTTCAGGTAATGAAGTGAATGTTATGATGGATTGGGAAAGACCTATAATGTCTGCATCAGCCGCATATGTATGTGAAGGCGGAGGAGATATTTTAGAGTTAGGATTTGGAATGGGTATAAGTGCTAATTACATACAATCACATAGCATTTCATCACATACAATTTGTGAACAACATCCACAGATAATAGAAAAAGCACAAGCGTGGGCTTCAGACAAACCAAACGTAACAATCGTTACAGGAAGTTGGCACGATAATCTTAGTCAATTAAATACATATGATGGAGTCTTTTGGGATGCAGGTTTCACAGAAGATATGTTTCAATTTAGTTCATCATTAGATTCATTAGTAAAATCAGGCGGAAGAGCTACTTGGTATAATGATGCAAAAGATGCAAGTAATAATTTCAATATACCTTCTGTTTCATACGTGTCTATGTCTGTATCACCTACTGAAGGAAACAACTACTTTGATTGGGAAAATAATGATGTTTATTATCTTCCTAAAAAACAATTTTAACATAACTTGATATTTATATAAGAATCGAATCGGAGAATCTCTATGAAAAATCAACTTGAAGAAGGGTTTTTAGATAAACTTTTTGGTATGATAGCACAAGGTAAAGCTGACAGAGTTGCTAAAAAAATGATGAAAGACGACCCTAAGTTTGCTAAAGCAGTCAAAACAGCAAGACAAGCACACAAAGATATGGAAGACTCATTAAGAGCAAGAGGTCTTATAAAGTAGATAGATGGACCCTAAAGACCTAAAAGCCGCAAAACAAGAACTTGAAAAGATAAAATCGTTACAAGACGATATTACTAAAAATTCGGCCCGTTATAATAAAGAAGGAATATTAGGAGTTAAAGCACACCAAGAATTAGTTAAACTTAAAGAAAAAGAATTATCTCTCGCTGATGCGATAGCAATAGCTGAAAAAGATACAAAACAAGCAAAAGCGCAAGAAATCAAAGATATAAAAACTCGTAATGATTTAGCTAAAAAAGCTAATAAATTAGCTAAAGATTCTAAATCGTTACTTCTACAAAACTTAGGTGTAAATGCAAGGTCTACAGCTTTAATAGACGCCGCAAACACAGCTAGGAAAAATGGACAGGTTGAGCAGTCACGAGGATTTAGTGCTTTAGAAAAGTTACGACAAGATTCGATAGACCAATTACAAGACGGAACATTTATAACAGAAGAGTTTGACGATAAACTCGAAGAATTAAAAGAAAAGTTTGGAGAGTTTTTAGACCCAAGTGATTTTGATAATTTTGAAAAAGGGTTTCAATCCGCAAGAGAAAATGCAGATGGAATAAATGAGTCTTTAAATGCGAACCTCCCTTTCTTTGACCAAATAGATAATTTAAAAAATAAGTTAAAAGATTTTGCTGATATATTTTTAAACCCAATTACATTAGCAGGGGTTGCTTTAGGATTTGCAGTTAAAAAGATGACCGAGTTTGTTCTTAGAGCAAAAGAACTTAGACAAGAATTAGGTGTTACTGCAACAGACTCAACTATTCTATCAGCACAAATGGCGTCTGCTTCATTAGGTATGGGTGCATTATTAGGTGATGGACAAAAATCAAGAGATGCTATAAAATCTTTAACAGAAACTATGGGTAGAGTACCAAATTTAAGTTTTGAAACTGCAAGACAATTTGGTAACATAACTGCTTTATCAGGAGCATCAGCTGAGAATATGGCAACTCTACTAAATCTACAAACTTTAGTAGCAGGAGGTTCATCTGAACAAGCAATAGAACAAATAAAATCATTAGAAGCATTAGCAGAACAAGAAGGAATTCTAAAAAGTCAAGTATTTGATGATGTTGCTATGGCCGCAAAAGACCAAGCACTTTTCTTTGGTAAGAGTGCAATAGAGATTGGTAAAGCAGCGGTTCAAATGAGAAAACTTGGTATTGAAGCGGGAGCATTAAATCAAATTGCAGAAAGTCTTTTAGATTTAGAATCATCAATATCTTCAGAATTTGAATTACAAGCGTTATTTGGTAAAACTATAAATTTAAATAAAGCAAGAGAAGCAGCGTTTAACAGAGATTCTGCGGCATTAGCAACTGAAATAAAAAGACAACTTGGTGGTCAGTTTGATTTAAATAAAGCAAACTTCGCACAGGTTAAAGCATTAACAGGAGCTTTTGATTTAACACAAGAACAACTACAAAAAATTATACAAGGTCAAGATATTTTTAATGATAAAGCAAAAGAAGGCGGTCAAGTATATGAATTTATAAAAGGGAATGCTACTGCGTTAGGTGTTATTGTGGGTGGTTTAGTAGGATTACTTGTAGCAATAGGTCCTGGTCTTTTAGCAGGATTTGGTTTTATTAAAACCGCAGCAAAGAACGCCGCTAAGTCTTTAGCAATAGTAGGTGGTAGTACTATCGCAGGAGCCGCAATAGGCGGAAAACTTGGTAGTATGGCAGGTAACAGAATGGAAAACTTTGAAGTCACACGAAAAGGTGTAAACGATGGACAAGGAGTAGGAATCAACGCATCTTTAGGTGACAATATGTTTTTAGCGGCAGATAAGAGAACACAAGAAACTCTTGATTTACATACAGATAAATTAATAAAAGTTTTAAGAGATGAAGTTGGTGCGGCTATAAAACAACAAACAGAAACATTACGTGGTAAAGCAGAACAACAAATAGCAGCAACAGCAGATACAGCCAACAGAGTACAGAAGGCAATATCAGAAGGATAATATGGCATTAAAAGACTTATTAGATGGTATAGAAAATATAGGAGGTTATATTTCAGGAGAGTACGGTAAGATTGGTCAATTTGATACAATCGATATGGAAACACGACTCAACACTAATGACCCTGAGTCTTCGCCAAGAAGTTTACTTGGTTCTATGAACAATCCACAATCGTATCAAGCAAATGGTGCTGTTATAACAGGTCAACAATCTTTTGAAAGACCATTAGAAGAACCATTACCAATACAAGAAGTGATAGTAGGATACGGATTACGTACTTCATCACAAAACTTTATTGAAGATACTTTTGCAAATGGATTTACTGCTAATATGACATCGACACAATTTAACGATTTAGGAGAATACAACGATGATGTTTCTTTTGGTAATGTAACATATACTTTTCCTGGTCCTGTAAACTTTTTTGATAAAGCAGGAGAGAATCCTTACGTTCAAGGATTTACAATAGGTCGTTCACCTGAAGGAATTGGGCCATCATCTGATACTGACTTTTTAGTAGTTAATGGCGAGTCAAGCACTTTCAATCCTACTATCGATTCTTTTACATTAGACAATACTGATAGTATTTTTCAATCTAATTTATTCATACAAAATAGTTTAGGATTCACAGGATTCAATGCAACAACTGCTTTTAGAAGACAATCAAGTCGTATTGATGATTGGGACACAACACCAAGTAATTTTATAACACAAGACGATGTGACTGCGAGTGATATAACTTCTAATATAGATTATATGACAGCACACAAAGCGACAATAACTACTATTGATAATCAAGCCGGTAGTGTTGATTTAAATCTTAGTGCAGGAAGAGGCGGTACTATTCAATATCCTAATTCGTTTACACAGAATAGTATCTTTGATGGTGATGGAAAAGAATTTACAATACGTCCTAAAAAATTAGAACAATTTGCTAATGACCGATTTAAAGGCGCTGGAACTGACTCAGGCGAAAATAGAGTAGTTATTATTCCTGTTAATAGTGATGGTGTTGCTTTAGCAAATCCTGATGTAAGACAACAACTATCTAAAGAAAATCAAAAAGGATTTAGAAACTATATACAAGAAATGAGTCCAGGTAAAAACTCTCCTTTTATTGTTAAAAAGATAGGTAGTAGTTATGGACTTGGAGATTTAACAAGTGCATTAGCAAATGCAGACTTAACAAGTGGTACAGGATTAGCAAGTTGGTTACCTGCTATAGCAGACTTTGCAGTTAATGGTCTTGGTTTTGTTGCGGGTACTTTAGATAATATTGGAGGTGGATTTGTTAGAGGAACTCCTGACACTATTTCAGGTAGAGTACATAGAGAGATAGATGATGCTTTAAGAAAAGGAAAATTTATACTTTCAGGTAAAGGACTTTTATTTGGATTAAAACAATTTGGTTTACAAGTATTTAATAGAACTATTGAAACTCGACTATATAATCCTATATCATTATTCAGTACTGACTTTTATCATATGAAAAGACACGTTGGTGGTTTAGAATATGGTGCATTAATGAAAGACCCTACAGAAGCTATAACAAACGAAGCACCAGCATTTTTACAACCTGTACTCGAACCTATATTTACACAACTATTTCCAACTATAGGAGATGGTAAGTCAACATCAAGAACTGCATTACAAGTAGCATATAAAGAAGCACAATCAAGACCAATTACAACAAGTGATTCTACAGGTTTTGGTTCAGGATTACTTAATTCTGTAAGAAATGCTGTCGGAAATGCTTTAAATTCAGCTATTGCTAAAGGAAAAATTGCATTACATAATCCAAATCGTTATTTTAGAATAGGCGGTCCTTTAGACCCATATCAAGGACCTGATGGCGGTTCTCCTATAGATGATGTTAAAACAACTATATCGAAAATAGAAGATATAGACTCCGGAGCTACTACTTTTTATGACTCAAAGAGAGACTTAGTAGAACGTTTTAATAACTATCAGTTTAAAACTTATGGTAATATTAAAGCCGCAGCATCTGACGATACGGATACAGAAAACTATGAAGTAGGTTATCAAAAATATACATTAGGTCCAAAGCCTATAGATAGAAGTGGTGCGGGAGAACCTGGTATAGAAGATGGTGATGTAGATTTAGAAGCACGTGAAACTTTCAATGAAGAAATGAAAGCGTGGAAAAAAGGACTTGAAGATTATCCTAATAGTGGTAAGCCGGAAAAGAAAGCACTACAACAACTTTTTTATAGTAGATTTAAATCACCAGGACCAGATAAACCTGTAAAAGGTGTTGTAGATAGAATTAATGGTAGACCATTAGTTCCTGGTGAAGTTGGTACAGGATATGATTTTGTTGATTTTTATTTTAAAGCTTTTCAATGGAAAGGTAATAATTCAAATTCAAGATATTTACAATTTTCAGCTGTAATAAATAACATTAACGAAACTATAACACCTGAATATTCTGAACAACGTTATCTTGGTAGACCTGATAAATATTATATTTATAATGGAGTAGATAGAGATGTATCATTAGAATTTACTTTATATCCACATAGTAAAGAAGAATTACCATTTCTAATGGAAAAATTAAATTATCTTGTAGGATTGTGTTATCCTCAGTACAGCACGGCAGGATATATGATTGCACCAAACGTAGAATTAACCGTTGGTGATATGTTTAGAGACCAACCAGGATATATTCAATCATTAGCAGTAAATGTTCAAGATAATACTACTTGGGAAACAGATGTATTTCAATTTCCAAAACACGTAACTGCTAATTTAACTTTTAGATATTTTGGAAAACACGTTCCACATCAATTTGGTAAACATTATGATATTCCTTATTTAACACCATTCAAATCAGGTGATGGTACATCAGTAGGGCCGCAAGAAGTTGGTGCTTTAGGTTTTCAATCTAATTTTGAAAAAAACAGAGATAGTGCTGAAACGCCAGGTTATATGAAAAGTTTAACTCGAAGAAAACCTTCTGATAGGATATCTGAAGATTTAGTCAAAGATATAGGAAATCGTAGTAGTGGGCAAGAAATAGCAGGAGGCTCATAGTGCGTTATAAAGATACACCAATTAAACTGAATAGAGAAGGTAGTAGAGTTTACGGAACTACTTTTTATCCTAAGATACCAATAAGAGATACTGATTCTTTTAAATATTTTCCTCGAGGTACTCGTTTTGACAAAATAGCATACGACTATTACGGAGACCCTTCTTTATGGTGGATTATAACTTTAGCTAATGGTGTTACAAATGCTTCTATACAAGTAGAGCCAACAATAGAATATAGAATTCCAACAGAGTTAGAGCCAATATTATCTGATTTCAAACGATTAAACGAGTAAGGTTATGTTAGGCGAACCGCTAAGTCAAAATATACAAGACGAACTTAATAAACGAAAACGTGGTTTAAATAGAGAGAATTACGGTCAATATTTAGCAGGCCAAGATTACTCTTTCTCTGAAATGATGACTAAGACAACTTATGTCCGTCTTGTATCACCAAAATATAAAACTGAAATACAAGGAACTTTATTAGACAGAAATTCTGATACTACTAACTATTTTGAGAAAAATCATTGGACTGATTCTACACGTGGTAAAGTACCGCCACCAGGAATTACTTCTGTTAGAACTGCTTATGTAGGTGAAGGTGCTACTATTAATACGATTAAAGAAGCAACTATAGAATTGAAAGTATTCTCTAACGAACAATATGAAAAAGTAGTACCTGAGTTTGTTAGAATAGGTACAATACTCTATCTTGAATTTGGATGGTCAAATCCACAAATTGATATACTAAGAGCGCAAGCAGTTCCACGAGACTTTTTAGTAAAAGAGTTAGATGAAGCTACAGGATTATACAAAGTTACATTAGATTATACACAAGCACAGACTTTTCCTGAAGAGTTTTCAATCAATACAAACGGTAATAGTGATGTTTTAGTTGGAACGGTATCTAACTATAGTGCTAAACTAAATGAACAGGGTGGTTACGACTTAACTATAGATATAAAAACTTCGGGACATTCTATTTATCATTCTTCTACTAATAAAAACAAATTTCAAAATATACCTTTATTAAATGATAAAATATCAGAAGAAACAGGATTAAATCAAGTTGTTGATAGTTTAGATGAAAGAAGTGGTTTAATATTACTATCAAAAATAAAACAAAACATACAAGAAATTTTTAATCTAA